TCCGGATGGTCCATCAACTGTTTGTAGATCCATCTCTCTGCCTTCAAGCAGTGTTTTAACATCAAACAGAGAAGAATCATCTATGTTCGCCTGGATCACGATAGATAGATCATTTCCCCGTACTCCACCATATTTGGCTGTCACAATCAAACTGCTGGCAGTAGCCGTTGCTTTTGTGCCATTGTTGAGACGATACAATAGCAATGTCTTGGCACGTTTCATCGCCTCGCGCACAAGTAATACCTGTGGCGCAGTTATGTCATATCCAAGCGACAAGGATACGTCATCGCCTGCTTGTAGCTCGATAATTTTACTCTGCTCTCCCCAACTAAGAGCAAGAGGCATTGCAACGATTCCACGGTCACCGACAACTCCAAGTGGTTTACCCTCGCTAACGAAATTGATATAGGGACCTGGACGTACTTTATTTTGTGTAACCCATGTTCCACCTGCCATCTATTGAACCTCCTTTTTCAAAAAATCATTCAGCAGCTTTTCGACCTGCTGCATCGTATAGACCTGATCATCAGCTAACAATGCGTTGAGCACATCGCCATGACCAGCAAACTTTTTAGCTGATAAGAATTGCTGTTTAGTGTAGGTGGGAGCACTTGACTCCCCTTGCGTTTCTTTTTTAGCCATGTCGGATATGTCCCTCCTGTTCTAACGTCCGCATTTTGGGTACAATCGGCTTCTTTCGCAACAAATGAATGTCGAAGCTCACAAAAAAGTGCAGCACATCGCCAACAACTTCATGCCTCATGTTCTGTCCGCGATACAAGTTCCCATCGTATTCGACGTATTCCAGTTGTTCATAGAGTTGTTCAGCTACTCGATGGCATTCTGATTTCTTTTCCAACGTGTCTGCCGGAAAGTAATGCACATCAAACAGCAGAGCTCTTCTGTAACGTCGATCAACTTCCTTTGTTTGTCCACTGTTCAGCATAAGCACAAAAAAACAAGGCTCCTGAAAACCTTGCTGAACTTGCTCATCATAGACAGGCAGTTCTGGATCGCGGGATGCCAACTGCTTGATGAGTGCATATTTGATTTTCTCACTAACCAAGGTCATCCCCCCAGACGATTCATGAACTGCTGTATCTTTTGTTCCAGGAAGGCTGGCATTTCAGCTTCGAGTTCTTCTTGAGAGATCGTTAGCATGAAACTGCCTTCCACCCACCCTGTATGATCTCGTGTGCGATGTCCGTATTCCCTATACAGTGCATACTCAACTGGGTTGATGATCTCTACCAGGTAGTTATCACCCACACGCTGAATCGGCCCGATTGTCCAGCCATTGCGTAGCTCTCCTGTATCGACAGGTGTTCGCGCAATTGTCTTTGCGAGTAGTCGAGCTGCCAACTCCCGTATGCACTCTTCGATAAAGCCAGGGAACTCTCTGTCTAATTGCTTGAGCGTATCCCGATACTGCTTTAGTTCCTCGAAATGGAACTCGCCCATCTTACTCATGCTCGATCGACTCGCTTCAGCTTAATCTCTTGATGTGTAGGATATCGGAAGGGCTCTCCAGTCTCCTCGAATTCGTAGTCCATGCCATCTTGTAAAACACGTATACGGCTGCCTGCTTTGATCGTAATGTCTGGCGATATGAAGAGCTTAGCGTCGTAATCAATAGCATTGTTCGTGTCACCAGATCGAGCAGATGCCAGCGTTGCTTGTGAAAGAGCGCAAGGCTGATCTTGCAGCACCACAACCAGTTTCTGCTTGGTTACATTTGTAACAGGGTCCTTAACCTGCTGAAACTCGGTAACTGTGCAGAAGCCATCGTAAGTTGATTCAATCGCCATACGTTCTAATTCTGGGTTTCCGAATGGCATGTTACCACCTCAGTTTCCGGAATGCGTTTAGCTGCGCCGCATAGTTCTGTACAAATGCAGATCCAGGGCCGGCTTTAATGGTGGATTTGGAAGCGCCGAACGTTGTTGTAACATCTCCGCGTTTCACACTCTGGATAGCCTGAGCTTGCGGGAACTCGTCAGCGAATTTGCTCCGGTAATAATCCTCAGCCATTTGCAAAACCACATTCTCAAGCTCACTAGGGATTTCCTTGATATTGCAGTAGTTTTTGATCGCATCGATTACAAAGCTCAAAGCAAACGAGAGTCTTTGATCCTTGCTGGTATCACCAAGCGGTATGCCCAGTAACGATTTGAGTTTACTCAGATTTTCTTCCATTCTGAGCCTCCTCCCGAATCAGCCCAGTAGAAAGCAACTCTTTACGATCATCGGCTTTTATTTCAGCCTGTTCGCCTGCCCGATATCGCTTACCATCATACTTCACGTTTACTGTCCAGAAGAAAGTTTCTTGGGTCTTCTTTGCAGCCAAAAGTCAGCACTCCTTTCAAAGAATAAAGAGAGGATTTCTCCTCTCTACGCTACTTTCGCAATGAAGATGGTATCGATTGTTTCAAAAGACGGCAGTACGATCTGAGAAACAATTGTCTCCACGTTTACTGGATGTGGCTCCTTGATCGTAGTAATCGCAACGCCTGTATTAACGATGGACACATCAGCCACGGTGCTGCCAGTCATCAAATCGGATTCCTCTGGAGTTGTTCCGTAGTAGGTGTTACCGAGCGTACCATCTGGAATCAACGTGAAAATATCATCAGGATAGAACAGATGCGAGCTACCATCTTGCAGCGCGAATTTCTTGTTATAAACAGCGATGTTGATACCCAACTTCGTTTGCAGGTACTGCTTCATCAGAGCATCCGTCATAATGATGTTCTGGCCACCCAATGGATTCATGTCCAGGCGAATCGCTTTATTGGCAAGGATGTAGTTCCACGTTTTACGTGTGCAGATTCCATTCACTGGACGAGTGCCTGTGTCGTCCTCAACTTTATCCTGCCAAGTCTTGATATCTCCTACGATGTCTGCCTCTGGATTGCTCCACTTTGCATCTGTTGCCAATGTTTCTTTGTGCTCATTCGGCATTTTAAAATCATAATCGTAATTTAGGCGATTAGCGACGATGCTGATCTTTCCTGTGGACAGCAACTGCATGATCATTCGTTCCGGCACAACTTGAGCGCCATTGACCAAGTTGGTTACATCATCATAGATCGCGTTGATAACCGGCATGATGAGCGCTTCATTCTGGGAAGCAGCTAGCTTGTTCAACTCTTGGCGATCCTTCTCTCCGATACGCATTGCCTCACGGAAGAAAGGCATTTCTGTATCGACCTTTGAGAATCCGATACGATCACGCAGCGTTGCCTTTGCATCGAATTCGGACGGCATGAGAGATACAGGAAGGCCGCGAGAACCTTTGATCCATGATAGATCAAGTCCAAGTTGCTTTTTCGACGGGAACAAAGTAGCCCCCAAGTATGGAATCGAATTTGATGGATTCGCCAGGTAATAGGTTGAAATGTTCTTGGCGTTTACAAGATCAAAAATGTTTGGCATATTTTCACGTCCTCTCTTATTTCAAAAATGTTACTTGCTTGAGCGCTTCAACTTCTTCCGGCTTAGGCGCAACCGGAATCTTGTTCAAATCGATGAAGCCATGAATCAACATTGCTCCTGGTGCTGGGCCATAGGTAACATCTGTATCACTGAACAAAACGCCCTCAGCATCGGTTGTGCCTGTACCCGTGGTCGCTTTCTTAGCAAGCTTGGTTGGATCAGCAAGAACGCCGCCGCCGAGAATAGTGCCGGCTGGTACAATCTTTCTGCCTTCCGCATTTGCTGTAATGCCAGTATCATCTACAGTCACAGCCACATTCACATAGTGATCAGGAAACTTCAAAATCTCTTTCTTGTTGGTGTAATTGGTTACGGTAAATTTACTCATTAATTGTCATCTCCTTATTCGAAATAGGATGCTCTGGCTTTATCTAAGCCCTCATTACTTTTAGCGAACTCAGCCAAACGCTTACCAAATTCACCTTGGTCTTTCCCTTGATCTCCGCCCTTGTTGTCTCTTCCTTCGGCTGGGTTTGCTCCACGGAACTGGAACGATTGATTGGTCTGTTTCTCAGCAAACAAAAAAGCCTTGCTCTCACGAAGGCCCTTGATCTGATCGTCCAAACCGCCTTTGACAGCGCCGTTGTCGTCCAGTTCGATTTTCGTTTTGTCCAGCAAGCCAGCCACGATATCAGGGTCGTGTACTTCGCCACTTAAAGCCAGCTTAATTGCCGTGCTCAGACGTAGCTCTTTGGTCTCTGATTCATACTTTTCAGCAGCAGCCTTATTCTCACCCTGTAGCTTTGTGATTTGCTCCTGTAGTGCCGCGCTATCGCCTGCCGACTTCTTCAGATCGTCTAACTGCTTGTCGCGATCTTTCAAGTCATCCTCGGCTTTCTTCTTCGCTGTGTTGACCTCATCAAAGCGTGCTTTCGGGATGAAACTCTTCAACTCATCCTGAGATGCAACAGCAGCCTTTTCAGCTAGGTCCTCGCCCAAACCCAAAGCAATAAACTGTTCTTTATTCACGTTCATTCACTCCTCGTTCATCTTCGCTTGTTAACCCGGTCGCGTCCGGTGATGTCTTTATAGTTTACGGCCAAAGTACCAAAATGCCGTATTGTGGCATTCCTTCTACAGTACCGAAGCAACTATGATATGTCTTTTAATTCCTAGCAATTGCTGCGTTCGCCCAAAACACAGCTTGTTCCAAATTTGTTATAGCAAGCGATTGTTCCCTACTCTTTGGTACAGACTCATCGATCAAATATGCCAATTCTTTAGCTTTTGCTCTAAGGGCCTCATATTTCTCTGGCTGTCCTTCTTTTGGTGCGTGATATCTAAAATTGTTTTCGATTTGCGGATTGTACAAATGAATCTCCTCCATGTGCATTTTTAGGCAAACAAAAAGCACTCCGTTGTTAACGTGAGTGCCGTTTATTCCGTATCTTCTTCTTTTGGATCTATAGGAGCTGATGCAGCCTTGATGTACTTTTCAAGGAAATTAGGATCAGTCGGATCTAACTTATCCAGGTAGGTCTCATCAAATCCCCCAATATTCTCCTTTTGATGCTTCGAAGTCTTCGACATATACCCACCCCAATTCCTCGATAATGGCGAGCAGTACAGCATGATCAAAATATGCTAACTTCTCAGATGATGACATTGTATCATATCTACTTGAAGTTTTTAACTTCTCAGCAGTCTGCCTTGATGCACTTACCATGATCTCGTTGAATATGATCAGATCAACGTGTTTGCCCAATGTAGAGACTGCACTCACTCCGCCATCATGGCCGACTGCAGCGATGGAAGACAATGATTCATAAAGCGCAAGGTTCTGCAGGTCTTTTACATTTATTCGCGTCCCACGAGGATGGTTATGAGTCAGGATAATTGAATTGGCAGGTGATGAACGTAGCTTATGATGTAATTCTTGACTGAATACGACTTTGTTAATCGTACCATCTGCTCTGCCAAGCTCTACACCGGATTTACCATCCATGATGACAGCAATCTCTTTGCCTTCTTTATTCCCCTGACGTGCAATGCTTCGATTCACTTCTGCCACTTTTTCGAGAACAGGCTCAGGAATGTTCGGAAGCTCGATATGATAACTAGCTTTGGCATTGAATTTCCGGTTAAAACTCTGATTTGGCGGTTCTTCAACAACCTTCTCTACATGCTCGGCAGCCCACTCTTTGTATGTCATGTCGCCTGGAACATCATAAGTAATCCCAACGTCGTCACGGGCAGCCCGTTCTTTTACGTTGTCCTCATAGAACGGTATCGTTGTTGACCGACAACGTGCATGCAATGGTGGATAGTTTACACCGGGATGTGCCTCGCTGATCACGAACACTTTACCATCCATTTGCCGGCATATTGAGGATGTGCGCTTATCCAGTGTGGATGTGTACTTGTATTGCTCCACACCCAACTCTTTATAAGCCCTCATACGTGATTGACCAGCAAAGTAAGCTGATTCCGTCATAACCAGACGCTCTGCATCACTCTTGGATACTCCCATACGAGCTGAGAGCTGCTTAATACAAACCTCCGATGGATCTCCACGTATAAACGCTTGCAACAAGGTTGTTTGAAGCTCTGAGATAAGCTTAGTCCTGTCCTTCCAAATACGTGAGCTGAAGTTACTTCCATCCGGAGCCCAAGGTGTTGTCAGAACGTTATCTATGAACCGGCTATCCAATTTAGCAAAGGACGAACCGAAGCCTGCACCTTTTTGCAGCTCAAAGATCGATCGATAGTAATTGTCTTTGTAAATTTTGTCACCCAGCAGGTCAGTGATGCCTCTCTGCTTAGATGCAGCCAGTATTTCAACTTGCTGCCTCATTTGCGTCTGCAAGGCTTCTAGGCGGCTCATACGCACCTTTATACTGGCATTCTCCAGTTCCTTCATCCATCGTTGATCAACGGCATTCTCGCGGCCCTTTTTGATGTACTCATCAACACTCCACTTAAACTCTTTGAGCTCGCCTGCTTTCAACATTTGACGCGCTTCTGCAAGGCTTACCTCGTTGTTGACTGCAAGTCGCTGATAGAATACGTTAATGTCCTTTTGTATGGACGCCATCGCCTTGTCGTATTCCTGGTGAAGCTTTTTAATGTAGTCTTCACCTTTGGAGAGCTGCGACTCATTCAAGACATCCATGCGTTTGGACCAATATTGATCGGTTTTCATCAGTAAGTAATCCTAGTAGTAGCAAGTTCTTTTTCAAGCGTTTGCCCAATCCGCCTAACTACCTTATCAATATCAAACTCAGATGTCGTTTGGATAACCGGCGAAAGAAAGATACTTGTTGTAGGTGTATGGGACGCTGCAGCTTGTACAAGTCTAGTTAGCGAATCTATTTCCTCGCTGGAGATTATCCGATTATTCCTTAAATCTTCCAAGAAGACATCACACAATGCCGAAATCGTTTGATCCAGTTTTTCTTTTGTGCTGTTACTTAGCATTTTTGTCACCACCTCCTCCAGAATTGTCGCCATTTAATTCATCATCAGGCAACCCACCGTATTCTTTATCTAGCTCCTCGTCATTTTGCTTTTTCAATCGTTCCATCTCGTCTTTTGCATCAGTTACCCACGGATGATTCGCAACTATCGTTTCATTTGAAATGATACCTACGCTGTTTTTAGCGTTCGTAATCGCATCCGTTTCATTGATCAAAATGTCCCGGTTGAAAATGAAATCAACCTTTTCACCTGAGTAGTCCTTACCTGTTGTATTGAAGATGTGCTGATCAATGAACCATCGTAGCTGCTCCATGCTTGCTTGGAACTCAGTCTCGATGATATTAGCGTCCATATCCAAATCAGCATACAGGAACTTGAGAGAGATACCAGACGGGCTGCTGCCGAACTCTTTTGACTGTGTATCCACGCCACGCCCGAACTCGTAGATATCCTTCCGGTTCATTTCCATGTGAGTCTTATAGGCTTCCGTGTCGATATCGAGGCTAAGCGTGTCTACTCCACCTTCGCCAGATACCTTTACTGCTCTATACACAGATAAATTGCGGCGGAACTCACCTAAATCAGCCCCATCGTATTCTTTGAGGACATATACGCTATTTGGCAGGTCTTCAAGGTTGTTCGCATTGTCACTCTTTTGCTTGTCATAATCGTCAATGAGTGGCTGCACAAACTTGATAAGTGGTATCTCTTCATCGTTGTACTTAAAGCAAATGAAGGGAACACGATCCCAGTTATACCCTCGCTCGCTATCTTCTCCATTCGTAACATAGAAGTGGCTGCCTGCATCTCCAGCCTCAACATCCGGTATCAACTCGCCGTTCCCTTTCACATAGCGACTGACACCGTTCTTATCCCAAAACTCGATCTTGGTTATCGTCTTTTTCTTCGTACCTTCGTAAACTTCAACCTCGTATACTCTGATCAATGCGTCCAATTGTGTATGGGCCGCATCACGCCACAAAGGAATAATCTCTTCGGATGGTATCCGTTTGAATGAAAACGTTCCTTCCTCATCGTAGTAAACGTGTAACCAAGCCCGCCCCTTGTTGATGGACTCTTTTCCAATGTTCTGGATCAGACGCAAAAAAGACTTGTTCAGCATATCGCTAAGCAAGCCTTGGTATGTCTCGTTATTCGTTTGTATGCTCAGTGGCTTGGCAAGTAAATAACCTACCTTTTGATCAGCTAGCTTGCGCACAAAGTTATGCACCAGACGATTGTTGGCAACGTTGTTTACCTCGATCTGATGGCCGCCGTCACCAATGATCGTTCGCTTGCGTTTCAGGATATCCGCGTCACCAATGTAATACCGTTGACCTGTGAGCATGAGTTTTCGTTCATTTGAATTGAGCCAGTCGTCTATCTCTTGCTGAATGATCTGCTCTATGGTCATCCCTGACTTAGCTCCTGCTTCGATGATTGACGTTATACGTTGCATTTCTGAGGTCATGATCAATGCCCCCTTTCTTGTAGGTTTTTCCAATTATTTGTCGAATAGTTGTTAGGATACAGAAAGGTGGTGATTACTATGAATATTGATTTTACAACTTTGCTTCAAAAAGCATTGGAGAAAGAGACTCCCACTTTAGTCGAAGAGATTAAACAGGCTAGTTCAATTCCCAGCGAGCAACAAGCGGATATTATTTTCGCTACTTTGAAAGCATCCACTAAGGTCTCAGCAATTGTTTTAGAGGAGTACCACCGAACACTTATGAAATATTTAGCCGAGACTCGATAGCGGTAAGCAATCTTTCTTCTAATCGGTTTGCGACAACGTTCATATCGAGTACGTAAATTGTAGGTACTAAACCTAAAGCTGGCTGGTCGTTTATTACAATTCCAGCCAGTTCCTCTTGAACTATTTGCCTAACCCTTTGCTCATCCATATCCTTTCGCCCCCTTTTGCATATTTAATGCATAAACCATATTCATCGTCGGGAAATAATCAATTACACATCTCTTATAAACCGCGCCATTACAACACTTGCATAAACGATGTATAAAACCACAATGTAGATAAAAACGAAACCACGCACAAACGCTGAATTTTCAAGTTTTGCATGAGTCCGATAGGGTGTATTATGTTAACCTCTTTATGCAAAAATCCTGCATAACCATTTAATCGAACGAGATGCCCGGCTTCTTCATGTCGCCCTCAAATGCGTACCTCGTCGCATCGATTGTATGGTTGTTTGAATCCTCTAATTTCGCCTTTGGATTTCCATCTGCATCTGTTTGATAATCGATGCTCTCGAACTCTCTCGCTAGGTTCGGAGTACGCCCAGGGTCAATCACAATCTCTTCCAGATCATCAAGCCACTTCTCTCCATACTCAACTGATCCAGGACCTTTCTTGGCACCTTTCATTCGGATACCATAGCCTTTCATTTCATCGATTGATTTAGGCTCAGCTGAATCAGCTGTGGTCATTGTTGAGTGGAATCCCTTGCATGTGATCTTATCAGCTGCTTCACGGTTAGATATCTTCACTCCGTAGATTTCGTCCAACGCATATATGCGCCGTCGAGTCTTATCGTAATGCCAGCGAACGAACGCCAATGGATCGACGCCATAACCCCAGTCATTACCTTGCCTGATGTTATCGAATGATTGCAGCTCTTCATCTGTAATCTTCCTGAATACCAGGTTGTCAAATGGTACAACACCACTTCCTATCGCTTTTCCAAGATACTCCCACTCATATTTCTGAGGCTTCTTTTGCTGCACTTCCTTAGCCTCTTCGATGAATGCCTTTGAAATATGCGGGTTGTCGAGATACGTAGAGTGGTGTACGAATGTGTTAGCTGGTATGAACTTAGTATCATATTTCTTATTCACCCAAGATTGTTTGCGTTTTGGCGGGTTGTAGCTGTAATAAAAGGCATAAAAAAGACCATCCGACAACTCAGCCCGAAGCACAGAGTTTTCGATGGTCGATACTTCTTCTTCAGTTTTGAACTCTGCTAGCTCCTCGATCCACATGAAAGCGATAGGAAACTTGCTCACCTTGATTGATTTGATCTTTAACGGGTCATCTGCTCCCCGAAAAATGATCTTGTTCCCACGCGGCAAATAGACCAATTGTAAGGGGCTCTTCATCACACGCCAATATTGACTAACTCCAAGCATATCAATGGCCTCTTTTAGCTGCTCAAAGACTGATTCTTCTAGCGTGCGAGCCACTTTCCTAATGACCAACGCCGTTACCGGATACTTCATCATATCCTTAATTAGCTTCAGAGCCACATGCGTTGACTTGGATGATCCGCGGCCGCCCTTTAGTACATGCCGTAGGTATCTGTGAGAATTAGACGCCTTCCAAAAGGATTGGAAATGCGGCGTAACGATCTCTGAAAGCTTAATCTGCTTCATCATCGTCACTTCCAATGTCGTCGATAATTTGAACAGCGACATTCCCCTCAAGTTGCTGCTTGTCTGTCCACATTGCATATCGTTTACCTAACAGCTCAGCAGCTTTGATGCGATCCTTGCCATCCAGTTCCTTTTTCACAAGCTGTTGTTCGCCCATGCCAAGACCAAGCGGAAATTGCTCTTTCACTTGTCCACGTAAAACGCTGGTTAGGAACTCCAACACTTCATCTTGCTTGGCTATGCGTTCGCTTTCCTTCTCAGCGATCAATTTGTCGATGTATTCCCTTACCTTAACATTGCTTAACAGTCTGCTCGCAGATGCCTCAGCAACATTTCCCGTTCCTGTATAACCAGCACGCCTATATGATTCTGTTGCATTGCCTGTCACGATGTAATAATCAGCAAAACGTTTTTGCTTCTCTGTTAGTTTCACATTGCATCACCACCACCTGATTGAGTTTGTTTTGCAAAAGAAAAAACTGCTGTAGCTAGTTCATTTGGAAGATTTGGTCATCACAAATATTTGTAATGAAAAAAGCATGCACGCAACTGAGTGAGTAATGGTTATAAAATGTACCAAATCCGTTTCTCTCGAAGAGAACCACACCAACTGCAAAGTAATGCCTACTACAACGAGAACAAGCGCAGCAACGTGGATACACAAAACGAATCGAGTCCACCTCATCACTTCTTCCCCCTTATACCAAACTCACTTTCTATTTCCATGTTTAAACTCTTGTATAATTTGATTCGGATTATCAGCATATTGTTCAAGCAATAAGAATAAGGCGTGCTTGCAAATAATAGCAGTATTAAAATCTTTCTTTGGGTAAGTATCCCAGAGTTTGTTAATCAAACCATCTAAAAGATCATTTTGTTCTTTCGGCAAATGAATTCTTAATAAATGCATCGTTTCCATACTCATTCACCTCTTGGTATTGTGCGGGCAGGGATTCGAACCCTGCATGATATAGGATAGGCGTGGACTGGACGCCTCGTTTTACAGCTATGGGTAGGTGTACCGTATACCTCCTACTCTCCACCTCTATTCGGCCTAAGGTAACTCTTACCAGCCCCGAATAGCTCTCCTATATCTGATTAGCGTCTACACCTTTCCGCCACCACACATGATAAAAACCGCCCATTTCTGAGCGGCTTTTGTTCGACCGGGATAACCCCGATCCCTTATTTAGTACCACATCGCCCTTTCGGCTGATACTACTATCCTATCATGTCAAATATATGATTTCGTCCCCATTCTTTCCCGTTTTTTTCTCACATTGGAACGATGCTTTTTCCTACAACGTCCCTTTTCTCTCCGTATGTCAGCTTCCCCAGATATTGATCCAGTGAAAGTGTAATAAACGTCAGTTCCATAGCCCCCAGGCATAGGCTCATCGCTTCCAACGCTTTAGCGTGTTTGCGGTAGTATGGTTTTACGTCAATGTTCAATTCGTCAGCTACTTCTAGCACGTCCATGCCATCAAAATATCGCAACTGGATAAGCTTTGCTTGCTCTTTGTTCAATGTCTTATGTGCGCTCTCTATTGCATTGATGAGGATCGTTAAGTCTTGGAGATAACGCTTTAAATGTTCAATCTTCTGGGCGTCTTCATCCTCAAGAATCGTTGTTCTCTCTTGTGGACTGGAAGGAAAACCGCCTTTGCCTTTAATGAACCAGTTTTCATCGTAATGCGGAGTACTCAATTTCTTTGACAGCACTTCGATTGCACGCTCAGTATTCTTCTTTGCTTCAACAAGTTGACGGTACCGGTAAAGAAACCATTTGATATCCCGCATTGTATTCCTCCTTATCCTTCGTTCTTCTCATCCTTCATCCAACCCAATAGTCCATATCCTGCTATGTCCTTGTATGGAGTCTCCCCATCGTCATTCTTTCCAGTCGCCAATCGCATCTGTTTATCAAAGATCCTCACAATCGCCAGCATGTCCGTATACTGTTCAGGTTGAATCCCATTTGGAAATAACAACCTTAGAAACTCTCCGCATTTTTCGAATGAGTTGCCATATCTGACTTGCCGATCATCGATGAATGCACCAAGTTCGCTGCCGATTTCTTGATAGGTCAGTTTTGTTGTCAAGGTAACCCTCCGTTTTCAATGTTCCGCACTACCACTCACTCAAAAGGTGCTGTGCTTTTCACAATCTCAAGAGCTTGCTGTTCCGAAAAACCTACTTCTACGAGCGAATCATACTTTTTCTTTCTTATCTTGCTCTGGATCATAACGTACTCTAATTGTGCTGGAAGCTTTGCCAGCATATCAGCAAGTGCCTCTTTCAATTCTGCAGGTGTAGGGCTTGGTTGGGTTCCAGGTAATTGAGTAACCTTTTTCATGCTTACCTCCTTGAAATATTCTGTTATGCCTTCCGTTTAGTCTGGCTTATCTTTTTTCGATACATCAACTGGCGCTGCCGCCTTTGATCTTCATCAAGCTTAGTGAGTCGTGGGTTCTTAGCGTTCAAATAACGACGTGCCATTATTCGTAGTAGTGTAAATGCTTCGGACAGGTTGCCTAGTGTCTTCCTAACCGCATCCGCCAACTGTTCATCCGTCATGTGGTCAGTGTTGCAGCCCTGCTTGGACATAAATTGTCGGAACTCAGCTATTGCTTTGACTTGTTCCTTAGTCATTCCCTCACCTCATCACAAGAAATATTAAGTAAAATTAGTCTTCCTCGACATATTCAAAATTCTCATTCATACCGTGTGCTTGCAGAGAATCTTGGGTAATTTCAAAGTACATCTTCTTAGCCTCGATGCTGCCATTAGCAGGAATGATTTCCTCTAGGATTACGCCGTCTTTGAATTTAATAATTCCTAAGTTATTCCCCAAATCTTCGTCCGCCCATGCAATCTCAATTACGACATCTGGAAATATCCACGAAAGCTTTTTGATTAGATCAACAGGGCTACTCCAGGCTGTCTCGAAATATATAGTTCCACTGGTGTTTCTTTTATCGGGCTGACTATATGCATTCCACTTCGTCCCCCAATTCTTAACCGACCAATCGAGCCAGCAGTTTTCTTTCCCGTATTTCTCCTCATCTTCGCGACGTAAATCCTTCTTAAATACCCATTTTGGCATTGGCGTGATCTTGTTGAAATCAATTGTTCCAATTCCGAAAACTTGTTGATTTTCTTCTATTTTTTCAACTTGAATGAATTCTAAGATATTCTTTATTTGATCTTCTGATCCGAAGATCGTTACCCGGTTTGTTATGTGATTTGGCATAGTAAATCTCCCCTTTTCAAAATTTCTCTTTTGTTAAATTGCCTCTTTAGCTTTGATGTAGACTCGAGCATACTCACCAGCCAAATCTTCCGTTCGGAACATTGAATCAGCGAGAACAGTCCTAGCGTGTTTGCTTCGATAAACGGAGGCATTCACTTCATATCCATCTGCAAAGGTTTCGTGATCCAGCCAAATGCCTTGTTTCCGCGCTTCTTCGATTAGTCTTATCATTCCATCCCCTGTAGTGGAGAACTTCGGCACCCATCCATGACCATCTGTGGCCCAGTCAGTGAAATCTTCATCGAGATAAGGTTCCCACCCCAGTGCCTCCGCAACTTGCTTGTCCAACTCACGTCCTGCTTGCATCCTGATCCTTCCCTTCTTTGCAGTTCCACAAATCCGGTTCTAAGCTGCAATAGTAATTTTCGGGGCATTCCTTGCATACATCTGGCATTTCTTCAAGTTCACGTCCTGCTTGCATCCCGTTCCCTCCCATTGCACCAATCCGTGCCGATCTTTATCACAAGTAATAAGCTGCTGCTTTAAGGATCAATCCAAGTGCGATCAAACCTAGAAAGCGAATCATCCATATCGCTCCTTCTTACAAGTAATTTTAGGACTCGAGCCCAATCACAACTTGGGGTGTATCCCAAAACTGCTTTTCCTTATAAATTTCCATCAAGGTTTTTGTTTCGGGGAACCCAACGCATGACACTTCAATTTCATGGTCAGGAGACATGATTTCAATATCGTCAATATCATCAACGAAACCAGTGCCATTCTGTACTTCCAAGAGGTAGTAACCTAACGCTTCGTATTTATTTCCAGCGACGATCACTTTTGTGTCACAACCGCCGCCATTAGAGATTTTGAAAAACTCCATCATCCTCACTCCTTATCAAAAGTAATGTTTTGTTAAACTGCACCACTTGCCAGCAACAACGACAGCAAGAAGATGCGAAGATAGTGAATTGTCTGGTCGATTTCAATTAGTACAAAGAATGGCATCTGGCTGATTTCGAAACCGTGATTTCCAGCAATGCGTTTCTCCAGGAATGTTTTCCATGCCACAACAGGTTTTCGGCTATCGATCCACATATGTTCGAACATTGTTATTAGTTGCACAGCGATTGCTGGTACAAGCCCGAATACAGGTAAGATAAGTAAAGCAATCGTGGTTGAATATGCGGCGCAATGCCTGGCTCTAGCCCCTACATTCGTAGCCTTGTTTTGAGCTTGCCAATCAGTTTGGAGAACGTAATCACCAATTCGATGGCCAATAAACTGGAAAATGAACGCTGTACAAAACATTACGAAATCCACAAGTTCCCCTCCCCCTGTTTTACAAATCGATTGGTTTGTAAAACTCTTTTACTGATGATTCTGTCGAAAAAAACATCTGTAAGTCAGGACATATGAGAAGTATAATTTGCTTGCCCATTGTAAATTTTCTTTCTTATTCGTTGATGGAACGCCGTGTGCGATGAAAGTCGCCTGCACGGTGTAGGCTCGAACGAAAACCCTCGCAAAGAGAAGGGAATAAGTCGAGAATAGCAATCATTCACCTGTAGTAGTAAGTCCCATTCCGGATCAAACGATGCTCCCTGGGATACCTATAATCACTGTTGACGTGGCAGGGAATTTTTCCGACCCGGATGGAGAATCTTTGACCTTCTCTGTCTCGATTGTTGGAAGTCCCGTTGCTATAGCCACTGTAGATCCATCGGGAACCGTAACAATTTCTAGAAATCCCATGCAAACTGGTGCCGTTACAGTGACAATTACAGCCACTGATACCAAAGGAGCAACGGTCTGGGATGCTTTCCAAGTCGATCTGCAATAGCCATTCCTGATGCTTCAGGACCATGTAAAAGCAGAAATTCCATTAACATCCTCTTGGGTTATCCCAGGGGGTATTTTTTTTGGACACTGGGCTTGCCGCTCGCTCACCTCATTTAACAAAACGTGTGTTTTGTATAATCAATTTTCCTAAAATATTGATTTCCGATTACGGAAGTGCTATTATTAACTTACAGCTTCCGATTACGGAATAAACGGAGGTGAATCCAATATTACTCATGAAGGATCCATTTAAGTACATCACCAGTACAAAGCAAGCAGCTAAACGTCTGAACAAGTCAGAGAGGCAAATAAGAAACGACTGTAAAAGTGGTAAACTTACTGCCCAGTTACTTGACCCATCTGACCCTAAATCCCCTTGGATGATATACTTGCCGCCTGACCAACTCCCTTAGTATTGAGGGGGTTACCGTAAAAGTCTTGAGATACAATTCATTTTGGAGGTGCTTAGAATGTATAGGGAAGACCTTAGGGGTAGTTGGTTCAATAATGGCAAGGCAGCGATGCTGTATGTGGACGAATCAACCTTTGAACAGAAGAAAGAGCCAGAATTCTACGTTGTAAATGAACGGGAGAAACATCTGATTCGTGTTCGCGACGAAAAACAGATCCAATTACTAAACTACTGTTTTTACGGGCCGAAGCTTAAGCCAGAAGCAATCAAGTGGCTCATCGATCCCTCCGGCGGAAAACTCACATACTTTGACAGCGTTGACGATTATATTGCATATCACAATAACATGATGGAAGAATTAAATAGAGAGTAGGCGAGCCGCTATTGGCTCGTTTTTGACATTTTCAAATCGTGTGGTGTGTTTCTGAAAATAAATATCACTTACTGTAGTCTCAATCACATTTTTTACATGTCATTTGTGACATAATGGTATTGCCCGTTGTAAATTTTCCCCTTTTTGTCTGTTGATGGAACGCCGTGTGCGATGAAAGTCGCCCGCACGGTGTAGGCTCGAACGAAAACCCTCACTATATAGAAGGGTATAAGTCGAGAATAGCAATCACAAACCTGAAGTAGTACATGACAAGCAAGTAACAAATATTAATCAACCTTTAAGTCAGCCCGATACCATATTTCCTTTCTCTCAATCTTTTACAGATCAAGATGGTGATCCTCTAACTTATTCCATCGCTATCCTTGACAACAGTATCGGTGAAGTATCCATTGACAGCATAACTGGTGTTGCTACATTCACCGCACTTAAAGTAGGTGAAACAACTATTACTATTAAAGCAAGTGATGGAATAAGCGGTGAGGTATCATACAGTTTCACTTACAAAGTTTTGTAATAGTTTCCATCAACGAACCCTTAGGGAAACCTAGGGGTCTTTCTTTACCAATTTACCGTTTTGTTAAGCGACCAATTCCATCGCTGCTGTGCATATTGCTTCTTGTGGAGTGTCTCCAGAAGCTTCCCATTCCTTTGTATCAATGAACGTCTTGTCCACCATTTTAAATGTGGCCCACCATCCATCTTCATCAGTCGATAGGTCAAAATGCAGGTAACCTTCCAGAAGCCTCTCCACCACTTGCCACGCATCGGCTATGTTTTTGAGTGGGTCCCAGTCAGCTACTTTACATATGAACGTTGTATGTGATCGATCTTTGCACCATAGCCCGTCCCATTGCGACCACCCCATTACCTTTGTTGCCAGCGTTTCAATGGTCTGCTGCTCGGTCATGATTCTTCATCCTTGCAATCATCACAAAACAAACGATGTTCCCGACAATCTTGGCAAGGTTTAACTTCTTTCGCTTTATCCCCACACAAGAAATGGTATCTTGTTGCAGTTCCGCCCCATTCTCTTCTATTCAAACTCGCATGATCCAACGGAATTTCGAGATTACACACACCGCATTTATCCATTACATTTCATCCCTTTCCAAAATAACTATTGTGGTTAGCCGCCATACTCTATAAAATACTCAAGGGAGAAAATGATATTTCCTACCTCTTCCTTAAACTGAAAATCGTATGATTGACTACGTTTCTTGTCTAGCAGTTCAATCATTTCTTTTAGTTGCTTAATCTCTTGCTCTGTGAACATGCCTTCACTCCCTAACTATTGTGGTAAAGAATACTTTTTAAGATCTTCATTTCTTGTTAACATTGATAAAATGCTGACATTACTGGGATGGTGAACATATTGATCACTAAATTTTTCAAACAATGGGCAGAAGCAAATACTGAATTACTCCACTCCGATTTCATATCTACAGAAATTATTGAAAAGACCCAACTTAACGGCAAAAGAGTAGCTGATCCGTCAGTTGTAGTTCTTCACGAAGCAGCATACTGTTTAGGTGAAATCATCGTTTGGGAATCTGCCCAATTGGAGTACCAAGTTGTAAAAATCCAAACGGAAGAACGATTGTTATGGAATTACATTGACAAACTTAGCGAAAATCCAAACTTTGATGAAATCACGACTGAGTATTTTAAGGTGCTCAATTCAGGTTTGAAGCCTTAACTACTCCCCTGCTTCTTTCAATACACAGTTTGTTAAATCTCCAGCATCAGTTGCTCATCAGTGATAGCCACTCTTTCCACAATGCAGTCAATAGCCTGTTCGATCTGAAATGTGTGAAACATTTTGTCAAACTCATGATCCCTATCGTCTCTAATAACCCACATAAAAACTCCGCCGTGGAATCTTGCATACACACTTTCGCTGAAGTGTTCTTTTTCGAGAATGCTATTTTTACGTTCCAATTTCTCTAACACTTTGGTTATTTTCTTCCTTGTCAGTGCCACGAAGGTCCACCTCTTTCCTTACTGAATCAAGACCTAATTTAATTAATGGCATTCACCATGCGTGTCATACCCACAACGAGTGCAGTAGCCTGCTTGTTCGATGTCATAACTCCAGTAGCCCGTGCTTACTGTATAGCTAACCCAACAATGCCCGCGCCACTTGCAAATCAACCGACCGATCAATTTCAAAAGTCTAGCCATCGTACCTCCTTATCTCCCTGAGCATTTTGTTAATTCATCTGTTCGATATCCGTAATTGCCTTGAAGATCGGATAAATCTGTTGTGGTACTACTGCGTTTCCGAGTGCTGCACATCTGTCCACCCTATCGGGAAGCCCATCAACCATTCTTCCCACTCCGGGTTCATTTCGCCAGGCTGATCTGGGGACAAAAGCTTTAGTTTTGTTGGAAGATTCACGCTGTGCGTGCTGCCGTTTTTGCATTTGCGTCTTCCTGTTTCCGTTAGCTCCAGATTCTTTCTGGCTGTTGTTTCGCTGTGTGTCGGTGTAGGCCACAATAAAGGTCCGTTTTCGTTCATGGGGAGCTTCGACGCTGCAAGCTGGAATAATAAACGATTGGACTTTGTAACCGATGTTTTCCAAGTCAGAGAGTGAGTCATCGAGTGCCACTCTTGCGAAGTTAGCAACATTTTCACCAACAACCCAAGTTGGTCTGATTTCATGTATAAGTCGAAACATTTCAGGCCAGAGGTGACGTTCGTCATTCTTTCCTTTGGCTTTATCACCTGCAGCCTCTGACCATGGCTGGCAGGGAAATCCACCTGCGATAATGTCAATGTCATCAACCCCTGCGTCTCGAAGAGTATGTTTATTTAAAGTCACCACATCAGCGAAGATTGGGATGTCAGGCCAATTCTTTTTCAAAACCTTTTGGCAAAATACATTGTTTTCGCAGAAAGCGATCACTTCTATCCCAGCCCATTCGGCCGCTAAATCGATCCCGCCGATTCCACTAAACAGCGACAGCATCCTCATGTGATCACCGCCTATTTAACATAATTGAGCTTGTGTAACCTATAGACTGAACTTGTCTACCGCGTCATCCATAATGTCCTGGTTGATACCGATATACCGCAACGTTATCTGCGGATGACTATGGTTCAGAATCATTTGAAGTGTTGCAATGTCGTGTGTGCGATTGTAGAAATGATACCCAAACGTCTTGCGGAGTGAATGCGTTCCAATTTCATTGAGACCGATCTTACGAGCAGTTCCATTCAATATCTGGTACGCTCTTACCCTTGTAATTGGCTTTGGTCTCTTCTCCGATGCAAACAAGTAGTCGTCGTCATTCATTCCAGTGATATAGCTTTGGATCGCTTCCTTGAGTGCCTGATTGATTTTGAATCGCTTGGGCTTACCGGTTTTCTTTTCGGTAATAACGATGTGTGTCTTATTCTTTACGTCAGCCACTTTCAGAGGCAGAATATCGGAGATACGTAGACCAGTGTTGATACCAAAATTCAGTAGAAAACCGTTGCGTGCTGATTGCTTCTTCAAAAGTGCTTTCAGTTCTTCGAGTTTTTCCTTATCGCGAATTGGCTCTACAAAGTTCATGTAAATCCTCCTTTTCTTGCTGCATCTGATTGTGCTACGCTTCCTTGAGGAGCGTGATATCGTGGAAAAGTCGTTCTATTACTCAGTACCTTGGGCTGATGTTGGTTACTTGAAAGAGACATTACAAGCTATGGAGATTCCTTTTGCTATTGAACAGTCATCTGAAAAGCTGCAACTTGCTGCTGGAGATGTTGCTTTCGTTTTTCCTGATCTTCAAGTTAGGGTGTATCGTCATGTACATGAGTTGTTCGGTAGCCACGGTTCTGTTTATCCTAAATCTTCTTTTTGATTGAATAGTCAACCCATGCATCGAAGCTCTTTAGACGTTCCATTTCAGCAACCGCAGCTTGTAGTCTCGCTATCCTTGCTGGACCAAATCCAAACAGTTGTTGAAGGGCTTCGTAAACGTAACTCTTTGCCTGCTCTGCCGTTTCAGTAGCTGCTTTTTCTAAGTCGTTCACATTGACCGGAACCATCATGGCGTTATTTCGAATCGGAGGCTTTTTGTGCTTTTTCATTTTCCTCCTCCTTCATTTCTTCACGTATAACCTCTCGTTGGTATTTCAATTGCTTCTCATCTTTTGTCATGCCTTCACCCCCGAACTGCCAAAACCGCCGGCTCCCCGTTCTGTTTCGTCAAGCTCGTCCACCACTTCAAAGTCAGCTTGATATACAGGAGCAATGACTCCTTGAGCGATTCGATCCCCTTTTCTGATTAAGTAAGGACCATCTGGATAGAATGTTGGTTGCCCATTTCCATCACGGGCTAGCAATGTTTTTCCGTCGATTCCAAGCTGACGCCAGTTGTAAGGATAAGTTGAAATATTGTCGATCGACACGGACACCTCTCCGCGATATCCCGAATCAACTGTTCCTGGGGCGTTGCTGACCCGTAGTTTTGTCTTTGTCGCTATTCCTGAACGATCTCGAACCTGCAATTCAAATCCTTGTGTAATCGCAAATGCCAATCCAATCGGCACTTTCTTTGTCTCGCCAGGTTCGATAACCACATCCTCCACAGCCACAAGATCAAATCCACTATCAAATTCGTGTGCGTATTTCGGAATCACCGCGTTATCATGAAGCTTTTTGATTTTCACGTTCAATCCTTTGGTTTCGCTCATCCCGTTTTCCCCCTTAATTCGGTTACGTACAATTCAATCCGTGGCTCAAACCCATATACCTTAGTTGCATCAACAGCAACGATTTGTTTGTCGTCCTGCCAGATAACTCCATTAAGTGCATCTGTGCAGCCTTTGATGAGGTTATCTAGATCGGGCTTACTTGTGTGCGCCTTCTCCAACGCATCCCAACGTTTCTTTTTGCTCCAACTGGCCGGAATCGGCATCACAAACACCATTTTCAAAGCGAGCGCTGCTGAAGTCGGTTGCTTCACTGACAATTGAGGGATAGCCAATCCTGCAATCTCTTGTTTGTAGGCGTAGTATCTTTTAGCGCTTGGATCTACCCATTTCTGCCGTTGTGTGGTCCGTACAGCTCCCATTGGTTTTACGTTGAAGAGGAATTTTGATGCTTGTCCATTCATTTTTGTGGCTTCCCTCCACCCTTTTTCCAGTTGTTAACGGTGGCCAAGGTTGCCGACTCTCTGATCCAGTCGCTTACGGCTTTTGGAATGATTTTTATCTCTGGTCCCTTTTTGCCCATGTTCTCCCCTCACATTCAAATTATTAAATTATCATTTGAATGACCGTCTGTGACTCGTTATAATCGACTGGTTACATCTGCCCCATAACTTAGTCGAATCTGTTTTAATCGTTTGAATTTACCCTATTTCCGTTCGTCTGGTGACGTGCTAGCAATGCCGGAACGATACCTTAGCTGGCTTCTTTGCGTATGACTCTAATTTGGTGGTCTTATGGTCACGCTTGTGTTTCAAGTCGCGGAATAGGGAATGTGTACTTGCCTTTGATTTCATTTAGGTCTGCACCTCCATATTTAAGTCCTGACAGGTCGTGAGTGGGTGCTACAAGCATTTCGTTTTCGCCTTGGAGCAGAATAAACACTTCAGGCAATACGGTGCTTCGAGCGAAACCCATTACGCTGTATTCCTGGCCGTGAAAGTTAAAAGTCATTCATGAACCTCCCGTAAATCCGACTCCTTAACTTTGTAGAATCGAACCATGTCACACGCTACGAGGTAGAATGGTTCCGTTGTCGTTTTGTAACAATGCCAGCCGCTGCCGTCTGGACCATCCCGCAAACCAAATTGAAAGGCTTTGTCCTCATGCCACACAAGGTGGGATAATGTTCCGAATCGCCGTTTGCCTACTACGATTCCGGTCATGGATTGGGCATCAATCGGAATCAGCTTTGAATAATCAAATTCACTCGCGTCTGTGTGTTCGAATGGATCGACGCCTGCAGTATTCTTCACCCAATAACAAGAAAAGCAAACTTTTTGACCTAGTTTCAATTTTCTCCCCTCGCTCTCTTCTCCGCTAATTCGCGTCTGTAGCTTGTTCCATTGTTTTTGACCAACTCACACATTTCGTAAACACGGTCTTGAATTCTTTCACCTAGTGCCTCGTTTAATTTGCTTGGGGCAACGTTTGATGTTACAACTACCGGCTTTTGGTCTACGTATCTCCCATCAATCACACGAAATATGACATCATGAACCCAGTCTGTGATCTTTTCTGCACCAAGTTCATCCAGAATGAGTAAGTCACACGTTCGTAGAGCTCGCATTATCTGAGCTTCGTTCTCTTTGTTGTCCTTGTTGAATGTTGAACGAATTCGCTCTAACAAATCAGTCGTCTTTTGAAAAACAACAGTGTGACCTTTGGCATGCACTGCATTAGCAATCATCCCGGCTAGTTTCGTTTTTCCGTTTCCAGGAACTCCCCACAAGCACAAACCATTTTTTGTTTCTCGATCGAAAGAATCTGCATATCTCTTGGATGCTTCAAAAGCTTTCTCTGAGCCTTCTCGCTGCTTGAAGTCGATGAATGTCTCTCCCTCGAATCTCGATCCGATCTTGGAAAACGCGAACAACCTCTCAGTTTCTTTCTTTTGCACTCTCTCAGCGGCTTCGCGTTGTTCTCTCTCGCGCTCTAATGTTTCGCACTTGCAAGCCACGGGTACTTGCGTCTCAACGCCTGTAAACGGGTTTTTGATCGTGTAAGGAGGTATATCCCGTTTGCAATGAGGACACATTCGGTGCAACTCACCATTCGAGTTCTGCAGACTCTTGGATAAGATTGTCCCGAGAGTATCCGCTAGGGGGTTGTTTGCCATGAATCTGCCCTCCTTTTGCAGCTTTCTGTAAATCCTCAAGGTATCTCTTCGCTACCCATCGAGTAATAGCAAGATAATCCGATTCGTATTGCTTGCCAGATTTGTTCTTATAATCATTGAGGATCTTCACTATCTGATTGAATCCATCTTGACCATATTTTTTAACCAACGTGTCGATCTGCTTTTGCGTGAGCAAAACTGAATCGAGATGCTTAATCTTTTCTTCTTTCTTTTTTACATTCTTTTCATTCTTATCATTCTTTACATTCTTGATAGCTGTTAGCTGCCTGTTAGTTGCCTGTTGGCTGCCTGTTAGCTGCCTGTTAGTTTGCCTGTTAGCTTCATCGTCAGACTCTTGATAAAACCCCCAGTTTACAATGGTTATGAGCCTATTTTTGTTTGTTGGTTCGTCTGTTAGAAAATCGTATTTTTTGAAACGCGCTAGAGCAGTCCTTACATTTTGTATCGAAATTCCTTCACCTGATTTTTGAACGATAGAAGGGAGGGAAGTGATAAATTGACCTGGCTGGATAGCATACTTTTCTCCTTTCCACTCCCACTCTTTTTCCGTGTGACTTGCCATCATCAGGAGAGTAATCAATATAGTCTTTTGCTCAGGCGACGATTCTGACCATATAGGCTTGTCCATAAGCTCACGATGCAATTTGATCCACCCTTGCATAATCCCACCTTCTATACCTCATCTTGCCTACGATAGATCGACTGTAAGCCACTCAGTTCAGCCTGGAGCGCTTTCGATGACTCTAGGGAAGATCGATATAACCCTTCAGCCAGATCGCGCTTATATTTCAAGTCAGACACATTTCCACGTGCTACATCGTTGATTAGCGTAGCTTGTAACCCCTCTGCACGTAGCCTCGTGATTTCTTTCGCCAATTCTAGTCGGTATTCACGCTCTGCCTCAGCAAAGGTTTTTGCATTATCGAAAATGACTTGAGGAGCCTTGTCCAATCGCTTGGATACGCGTCGTATCTCTTGAGCTATGTCGATGTGATCCATGTCCCCTCCTTGTATGAACGATTATTTTGTAAAATTCTCCATTACAGCGTCTTTCACTGAATTCTCATAGTTCAGTTGGCTTTCATTGGAAGCTAAGGTGAAGTAATCTTCTTTCTCCACGACTTCATAATCCAATCCTTTTGTCCAAGTGTGTTTTCCGATCCCTACCCGCAAGTCTTCATTCGCAACCACTCTGTACTTAGTCATTCAATCACTCTCCCCCTTACTCCCTACCATAGGTTTTGTAGATTCTTCACAGCGGATATAAACTTCTCAAATACTCTCCAATCCGTTCTCTTACGTCCTTGCTGCTATGCGCCAATTCATGACAACTGACGCATAGCATGACCAAGTTATCTTCGGTTCCTTTACCGAGTCTGCTTCTATAAACGTGATGGTGGCATTGTAGACCGTCTCCACGACCGCATAAGACGCATTGTTCGTTATCTCGTTCAAATACCTTCGAATATGTTTGTGGCTTAATGCGTCCCTGTTCCTTGCGTTTAGGAGCACGCCGTTTGTGGTTTGGCTTTGGTGCTGGATTGAAAATCAAAGCCCTTTCCCCTCAAACTCTTTCCAGGTTACCGTTTTTATCTGACTTAAAAGAGTGGCCTCGGCAAAATCCAACTTGCCTGAATGCCATGATTGATTTGTCGTTGCCTTCGTAGATGAATTTAACCGGCTGTACAGACGTATCAATCCCGCACATTCTCAAGAAACGCTTTGCATTTGTATAACCTCTTGCATCGAATTGATGCGGGATATGATCATCACTTGAGCTCGTCCTAGAAATTCCTATCGTTCTCAATTCACTGTCAAAGAACAGAAAGTAAGAATCGCCACTTGTATGATCTAGGTGTTTCTTTAACTCTGCACTCATCGTTAACCGTTCTTGCTTATCTGCAGTAATACTCAGACCATTTAGCCGCTGATCATATTTACTAATTGGAATGAAGTTATACATATCTACACCACTTTCTTTAAAACACTAAAATGGAAGATCGTCAGGATTTATATCGATAGCTTGTCCACCTGAGAATGGATCAAAGTCGTTATTTCCTGACTGTCCTTCTGAGTGTTTTCCTCCGCCAAGAAACTGCACGTTCTCCGCTACAACTTCCGTGACAAAAATGCGTTTACCCTCTTTGTTGTCATAGCTGCGAGTTTGCATCCTTCCTTCGATTGCTGCTTGTTTTCCTTTTCGTAAATAGCTTGCGCACAGATCGGCAAGCTTCTGCCAAGCTACAACGTTGATGAAGTCAGTTTCTTTTTCACCCGCCTGATTGGTACGGGGACGATTAACAGCAACGGTAAAAGTAGCAACGGCAACGCCATTTGGTGTGTAGCGAAGTTCTGGATCTTTCGTCAGGTTGCCGATGAGAATAACTTTGTTCATACCCAATTACGCCCCCTTGTTCATTTCTGCGATCTTCTGAGTAAGATACTGATCAATTTTTGAATCGTTCCACTTGTTTTTGTAGCAACTTGACATGAACTCATCAAACCCATCCGAACTACCTCTGAACGTTTCATACTTTGCTTTGATCAGAATTAAACGCTTTTTGGCCTCTTCGTCCAACTCAGCACTGCTAACTTTGTCTGGGTCTTCTCCTGTCGGGATGGCAAAGGAACGCAGCAAGAGGTATTTGTAGCTATATGTCATTGCCTTACCTACGCCTTTGTCCTGTGTGTCCGCACCTGTCCCAGAAGATACAATCGTTTCGAACTCTCCAGTTTCGATATCGATAATTTTGTACTTTGTATCAACTGTGGTTAGCGTTTCTTCCCGTTTGTGTAATTGCTCGATAGGAAGGATAACCAAACCATTTTTTATCAAACTTGCCCGCACCGTGGAAGTAACCTTTTCCTCTGAAATTGCTTTATATTTTGTGGTCTTAAACTCTACACTGTCATCTTTCTGGAGATATTCGATATCCTGCATGACCTTATGGATTTTTAGATATAACTGCGCTTTGCTCATTCAGACACCTCCACCCTTACGGCTTCTGGTTGCTCTGATACGCTAACTCCTTCTATAAAGAATCCGGTTTCGGTATCAACCACTCTACCGTCCTCGAGTACCTTTACAGCAGCTTTCAGAGCCGTCTTGTCCAGTTCTTTCTTGACGCGGATAAATTTGTCCAATCCAATTGATTCGACCGACTCTAATGCCTTCTGCTCGTCATACGACCATTTGGGCTGCTGTTTGCGGAAACCAACCTTTCCATAAGGTGTTGTTGCTTTCCATTTCGGATCAGCAGCACGTTGATTTCTTGCATATTCTTCTACATGCATCATAAGAAACTGCTTGTGTTCCTCGATATCCTTTGTAACTTTTGCTTCCCAAGCCTGAATGCGATCGTATTCTTTCTTTGCTAATACTTCATTTTCTTTACGTTTCAATTCCAGAGCAGCTAACTTGCGGAATGTCCAGTTCAACGAATCCAAATCTGTAATGCAGAATCGCTGTTTGATCTCTTCCTCTGGCAACTGAAAAGCAAGTTCTTGTAGCTCGTCCAATTCCAAATTAGCCAATGCATTCATATAAAAACCTCCTTAGTTATCGAGTCCGTCATGTCCCTTCCTCTACATAACCGTTACAGCTCCGTTGACTGTGCCACGCTCGAAATGAATACTACTCTTTGTTTTCAAACTCTTGCTCCAATTCCTCAATACGGGATTCCAACTCGTCTATGTGCCTTTGGTATTCGTCCAACTTCTCGGCAACCTCATCATCGATCTCGGAATGAAACTCAACCAATTGCTTATGAAGGTTTTGAGCAACCTCGTTATGACTGTCATCCAAAAAATTCTCAAAACTTTTGATCGCTTTGATATCACTGATCGTTCCTTGTGCTTGGTCATAGATAACGCTTGGCATTTCTATTCCTCCCCCGCCATGATCGTCACGGCCCCAATATTGGTCAGCATGCACCCGCGGCAGCAGAAGACTTCACTGCCAACTCTCCAGACTAGTTGCCCGGCATAGATCTCGCCACCGCATCCTTCGTATTCACAACGATCCACAACCTTTTCTTCCTGAAGATCAGGCAATCCCTGTGAGAACCGGTCCATTTTCACCCTCCAATTCTGTGATTTCAGCCTTTCTATATTCGATCTGATCGTTAAGATCAAGCATGCGCGTTTCTGCTTCTGCAGCCTTGTTTTGATGGTATAGGTACAGGTCAGAATGCTGATTCCATTCCGATTTCGCTTCTTCCCTCATCACATCGAGGCTATTTATCTCCTTATGGAGTTCTCTAATACGAATGTTGGTCGGCTTCATGATTGACCTCCGTTCGAAATTTCGTTAAAATGTAATCGGGTATATTGAACATTGGTTTTTTAAGGCAGTCTGTTGCGAGCAGACTGTTTTTTCTTTTATTTGCTGGCTCAAAAATCGCGTGATCTTTACATACGCCTTGTGCAATTCTTCCTCTCCAGCATCCATCACTATTACCATGTATCCTTGAAAACGCGCTAACTCTTCATACAACTCCTCAACTTCCACACTTCTTCACCCCTTTCATTAGCTTTGATTTCAACGTGACTTTCTCCCGTACAGTCCTGATGCGCGCATTGATTCTTTGTATCGTAACTCCCAAAGCTTCACTAACTTCACGTTGGTTATAGCCGATCATAAGATAACTCACGACCACTGGGTCAATTCGCATTGCTTCCATCAGTCGTTCTTGCGTGATTACTCCTTCTTCTAGGTCGTAGTGACTAGGTATTACCTCGGCCAACAAAGCGCTAGTCCCTTTCACTCGCTCATCAATTCGAATCAAAGTAGCTTGTCTTTTTTGTCTTTCGCACTTTTTTAGAGCTTGTCCAAGCGCTGAACGAATCCAAATTGCTGCATGAGTTGAAAATTTAGTACCTCTGGACGGATCATAATTTTCAATCGCTTTAATCAAACCGATACATCCAATCTGAAATAGATCATCCAAGTCATAAATGTCTGTTGGGCGGTACCTGTATTTGTTGATTACGTGATACACCAGTCGAAAATGCTTGGAAATATCAATCTCCATCCTTCTCACCTCGCTAAGATGATCCATGTTTTTCTTTTGCAAACTCGTTTGAGTTGAATTTCTTTTTGGACTGTGTTCTGAACGAGTTTGATCACGCTTTCTGTTGGTCGCTTTCGCTCCTTCTCATAACTAAGGATGTCACTTTCCTGGACGCCGATCAGATCAGCCAAACCACTTCTTGACAGACCAGCTGCTGTCCGCATGTTCAAGATAAATTCCGCGAACTCTTCCTTCCTGCTGATGGACATTGGATTCTACCTCCTTTTGAATGTTAATTAACAAATGCTAGTTGATGATTTGCTTCCTCTACCTCGCAAAAACCTGGTCAATTGAAATGCTGTTTCGTTGTGACTTGATGCATGATTTCAGTGGCTGAAAACTGCCCGAAATCATCAATTAATCCACGACTTTCAATGAATTTCAATGCCAGCATTTCATTAATTCCGAGTTCACGAAGCTTGTCCAAATCATCCTCTTGATTTGCAACGATTCCTTCGACCCGTTCGGTTCTCGACCGTAGTTCTGAAAGGATGCTGGCCATTTGTTCCTTTAACTCCGCAAAGAATTTATCAAGCGTGGCAGGTTCTGCTTCATAGCGACTTATCAACTTGTCCAGTCTTTCTAAGACCCAACTGGCTCCCACTCTCATGCTGACTCCCTGAACTTGTTTACAAAATACAGCTGGCCTTTACCCGTCACTTTTGGAGTCTTGCTGATCGTGATATGGCCATCCGAGTGTGAAACGCTTGTTTCCTTGATCTCAAACAGTCCCAACTCCATCGATTTTTGAGTTGGCATGTTGTAGTCAGTACCTTTTCGCTTGATGAGATATCCATTCTCGCGCAACCAATCGAATAGTCTGTTTTGTCCGATGCAAGCCCCATTTTGCTTTAGAATCTTCGCCATCTCACCAACTAAGATGCTCGTCTTACTTGTTGTTACAGCATCCGCGAAGATTACTTTGGGCTTGTCCACTTCTATTTGATTTTGAAGAAGAGCCGTTTTTTGTTGTTCATCCTTCAATCTTGTTGCCAGCCCAATAATGAAATCTGGATTGCTTAACGTTTTTTCGATTGTGTCAGGCGTCATGTATGCTCCGTGTTTGCGGATGGCAGGAAGGATTTCGATTGTTACCCATCGCTTAAACAGTTTTGCTCTCTCTTTAATTTCTGGATTATTTCCTTGTTTAGCTGCTCCAAAGATTAGGCTATACAATCCAGACTCATTGACGTATTTCTTTGGCTGTATACCTCCGCCTGTAGGGGTGTCACGGACCGTTACATCCTCTTTTTCAACGTGATGAGCGATTGCAGATCTAGGATTAGTAAAAATTAAAGCGTTGGCTGCTTCACTCGCACCGAACCATTCAATCCCGTCCACTATAATTACAGGCAGATCACCAAACATTTGATGGTTGAAGCTTTGTAATTGACTCACTCTTTCATCTCCTTTCATTGCTTGGTTGGTTGGTTGGTATCACCCAAGATCAAATCACTTGTTTTTCGATAAAAGGATATTTCTCATGGAAAAACCTTATCGGAACCTTTCCCCTTTCAACCCAATATCCTTTTCCTTTCAACTCCTCATTCATTGCCTTTATTCTTAATTGTGCAGTTCGAATTGAATTGAGGCTTAGCAGATTCATTACATCCTTTGTATTGTAGAAGTGTTTCACCTTAATGCACCTCTTACCCTAACAATAATTTCAGTTTGAACAATTTTATTGAGTAACATTAATCAAGGAACTCTTTTGTGACTTGATTGTTTCTCTCTTCATAACTTTCACTTCTAAATCCAGAGCTTCACATGCCTTGTAGATTGTCGTTTCATTCCAGCGTTTTTTACCTGACAATATTTCATGGATGTATTGAGGAGTATATCCTGTCATTCTTGCTAAGTCTGATGGAGTTAATCTATTAGCTTCTAATACCTTTTTGATCATTTCTGAAAATCCCATTTTTTCACCTCCTGAGAAAATATTAATCTAATAGCTTCATAATAACAAAGAGCAAATTGAAGCAAATAGATTCATTTCAGAGGAAAATCAAGCATTTTACGCTATATGCTTCATTTTGCTCAAATATGCTCTGTTTTTCAACTATTAGCTTGTTGTATATTAAGCTAAAAGCTGATAGATTATAAGCAGATGGTTTAAAAGTGGATATATCCATAGAAGGGTGAATTAAAAAATGGAGAATAGGATACGCAAGATTCGCAAGGAGAAAGGTATTGCTGGAACCGTCATAGCTGCTTTATTAGACATTACTCCTCAGTATTACTATGAGATAGAAAGAGGAAAGAAAAGATTAAGCGCTGACATGGCCGCAAAGTTGTCAGGTTTTTTCAATGTTACATCTGACTATTTGCTCGGTCTCACTGCAGATCCGGACGTAAATGCAGATCCAGCTACATCAACCACCAAAGATAATCCTTACGCCTTAACAACAAAAGAAGAGAATGATATTGCGATCAAACTAGAAAAAATGATGGAAGAACTTGAAGGTGACACCTCTATCGCGTTCATGGGAGAACCTATGGACGATGAGGACAGGCAATTGCTGCGGATTTCTTTAGAGAATACACTCCGAATGTCAAAACAGATGGCTAAAAAGAAATTTACTCCTAAAAAATACCGCAAATAACCTCCGGGGGTTATCGAATGGATTCAACAGAACAACGCATTCAACACCTTATAAAAACTCACGGAACCAACGACCCCTTTAGAATGGCAGCACAGAGCAAAATTGAGGTTCTATTTGAGGACTTAGGAAAAAACATTTGGGGATATTATGCTTGCATGAATCGAATAGCGAGCATTCACGTCAATAATCGATTAGACGAATTCCGCACCAAATTTGCAATGGCACATGAATTTGGACACCACACTCTCCATCAAGGAGTTAACACACCATTCCTACGAAAAAACACGCTCTTTTCGATTGAGAAAATTGAGCGTGAGGCAAACAACTTTGCGGTCAAGCTTATCGTAGGGAATGTACAACCTGAATACGGTGAAACAAAGCAGTGTTTCTTACTTCGCTGTGGGATTCCAGAAGAGTTTCACGTTTTCTACTAACTTGGTAGGTCTCGCCACCAGGCGGTTCACTATAAATCAAAAAAGAACACACGTTCGCAAGAAAGGGGATTTTTTGATGCCTGTTTACAAGGATGAAGAACGTAAATCCTGGTATTTCAGAGTCAGGTACAAAGATATGTACGGACGAAATCAACAGAAGATGAAGCGAGGATTTAAAAAACGCGGAGACGCCATTCTTGCAGAAGCTGAATTTCTAGCCAGTATTAAGGACGCTTTTTCAAACGATGTAACATTAGATCAAGTATTCGAACACAACATCAAGCATAAAAGACTAAAGGATAAAACCGTTCGAAGGAGAACCAATGAGTATAATCTACACATTAAGCCTCGGTTCGGCCACATTAAGGTGAAGGACATCAACATTCAGCAGGTACTCGACTTTAAAACCCACCTGGAGAACAGCTTTCAATCGCTTAATAGCGCAAGAACAGTTTACAGTAACTTTAAGGTGCTTATTAATCACTCGGTAAAGTTTTTTGGACTCCGTTTAGATCCCACACTTGTCGTAGACCCGATACAACGGGTAAAACCAAAAATTAATTATATAAAACGAGATGAGTTTGAGCATAGAGTTAATGAATTTGATATCAATCACTATAAAGAACTGACCAGGCTTTTATTTTACACCGGTCTACGAGTTGGAGAAGCACTGGCGTTAACCTGGAAGGATATCGACATTGATAAAAATCAACTCTACGTGAACAAGACACTTGATATCAACACCAGAGAACCAACATCACCAAAAACTGCAGGCAGTGAGGGCTTTGTCCCCTTTCCAAATTTTATTACTGACATGTTAAAAGAGATAAAAAAAGAATCCATAAAAAAAATCTACGGATTCAATGACAACTTATATGTGTTCGGTGGGTTAGCACCGTACCACTACTCGCATTACCACAAAAAGTTTAAAGAGATATTCCCAAAACTGCGCATACATGATTTGCGTCATAGCTATGCCACGCACTTGATTAACAATGGTGTTGACATTTATCTCGTAAAAGAATTGATGCGCCATGACGATATCAAACAAACTGCTAACACTTATGGTCATCTCTACACAGAAAGAAAGCAAGAAGTTATGAGCGTATTTGGATAAACGGTATCATAATGGTATCACGTCATCATCAGATACCGTTTATCTCATAGTACGCTTCACTTTATATTATCCAATAGAGCCTTCCATCTCGA